CGTATAATGGTGTTGACTTAAAACAGACTTATAATACTAATCAAGATCTTAAGATTATTCCTGATGTTCATTCGAAGTGTCCATCTCGTATGATAGATGATGGAGTCGGTGAAGTTTTTGGTCATTTAGATACCCCTCGGAGAAAACTTAAAACTACTGTGTGTGATACGCTCATGTGTGAGCGTGTTTTACAACACTATGGAAAGTTAGAGAAAGATTATTTTTCTCCTAAGGATATTAGTGGACGCGAAGCTATTAAGATTGCTATGGAACAGTCGATGAATCAACCGTTTTTCATACCGTCTCAATTACAAAATGCGCGTCTTGCATTGGCCTGTATATATGTCAGGAATATTGATGAATTTAGCCTTTATGTGCCTAATAAACCTTTTGATTTGGATGTTGGTATTAATGGGTGTGATGGTGTCACTTATATTGACAGATTACCCACTAGTACGTCCGGAGGTTTTGCGCATAAAGGTCCTAAACTAAGACATTTAATTTTACTTGAACCCACTAAAGAGCACGCCGTTAGATACGGTTTTGATGCTCAATTACAGAAGGAGTATGACGATATGTTAAATCACTATAAAGTTAGTGATGATGCATACTCCATTGTGTGGGATTTCAATTTAAAAGATGAGCCAGTTTCAGCTGAGAAAATTCGGCTGAATAAGTGTAGAGTTTTTAATGCTGGTCCATTTGTTTTTAATGTCCTAGTTAGGCAATATTTTTTGTGGTGTGTCCCTATATTTTCAGGGAAGTATCGCCACAAATTTGGCATGGCTATTGGAGCTAATGTTCTATCAGAAGATTGGACCGTTATTTATAATTGGGTTACACGTCATGGTGTTTCCAATATGATAGCTGGTGATTATAAAGCTTTTGATAAGAACATGCCCCGTGAGGTCATGTTAGCTGCTTTTCAAATATTATTTGATATTATGCATATTTATGGATGGTGTGTTGAGGATATTCGTGTTGCTAGAAGATTAGCAAGCGAAATTGTTAGTGGTTTATACAACGCTGATGGTACTCTTATGCGTTTAGCAGGGAATCCATCAGGGAATTGTTTAACTACTATTATTAACTCAATGGCCAATATTATGTATATCATGATTGCATGTCAGACTATTGAAG